AGGGATATTGAGTTTAAGATACGATGAGCAAAACTGCCGACCACAATGCTACGGATGCAATATTGCGAGAAATGGTAATTATATTGAATACTATAAAAGACTTGAAAAGGAAATAGGTAAAGGCGGAATGGATTACCTTGAATACAAGAGACACCAGCTAAAAAAGATGGGCAAAGCGGACTACCAAGAATTAATAGATGTTTATACTGCTAAAGTAGCTGCATTATGATAGACAAGATTAAAGCTGAAATAATAAAAGCCAATAGGACCAGTGCGATAGAAGACCTAATAAACTCTAATCTAAAGTTAGCAGGTTATTTGTTTCTTTTAAACGAAATGGAAGCAGAGATTCACAAAGGCTACATTGATGCTTACACTACAAGGAAGATAGAAGAAGCCAGGTTATTTGTAGAAGGCGAAGGTACGCAAGGTAATAAAGAGAAACAGGCTATTATAATGTCAGAGCCTTACCGAGTAATAGAAGGTAAGTTTGAAACAAGGTTAGCAGAGGTAAAGAATATTAGATTTTCTACCAATTCTTTTATAGATGTGCTTACGCAAAAGATTAACTACTTAAGGAAGGAATACGAACTTTCTAAAAATGTAATAAAATAGCTACCTTTGTTGTAAATAACAAAAGATAACAAATGTTTGAAAAAGGCAAAAGCGGAAATCCGAATGGCAGACCACAAGGTGCAGTAAGCCAAAAAAGATTAGTATTAGACAACTTTGTCAATATAATAATTGAAGAAGGTACAGATAGATTCAACCAAGAACTTAACTCTTTAGAGGGTAAAGACTTTGTACAGTCTTATCTTATTTTACTTGAATACGCAAGACCAAAACTTGCAAGAACAACTTTAGAAGGCGATGCAAACAATCCTATACAAGCCAAAATAGTATTTGAAGAAATAAGAACCTATGCACCTATCGGAAAAGCAGACTCAAGCGATTGAGTTAATCGAAGACAATAAGACTAAAGAGATTATCTATGGTGGCGGTGCTGGAAGTGGGAAGACTGCTTTAGGTGTTTATTCTATATTAAAGAATGCTTTGAAGTATGATGGTTCACGATGGTTAATAGGTAGAGCGGTGTTAAAGACACTAAAGGAAACTACTCTTAATTCTTTTTATGATGTTACCAGGATGCAAGGATTAAAAGCAGGTACTCACTATCAGTTCAACGCTCAATCAAATATAATTACCTTTCAAAATGGTTCAACTATATTACTTAAAGACTTATTTCAATATCCTTCAGACCCGCACTTTGATGAATTAGGTTCATTAGAAATTACAGGGGCATTTGTAGATGAATGTAATCAAATAACCGAGAAAGCCTGGAACATTGTTAAATCTCGAATAAGATATAAAATAGATGAATTTGGATTAATACCAAAAATGTTAGGCACTTGCAATCCTGCAAAAGGATGGGTGTATAATAACTTTTATAAACCACACAAAGAAAATAAGCTACAAGAAGACAAAGCATTTATTCAAGCATTAGCTATTGACAATCCTTTTATATCTCCACACTATATTGATTCCTTAAAGACTTTAGACAACCAGAGTAGGGAACGGTTACTTTATGGTAATTGGGAATATGATGAAAATGATAATGCTTTAATTGAGTATGATAAGATTATTGATATGTTTACAAACGAACACATTCCAAGTGGTAAAGGTTACATATCAGCCGATATAGCAAGATTTGGTAAGGATAATACTTTAATTATGGTTTGGAGTGGCTTTAGAGTAATTGAGATACATAAGTTGTCTCATAAGGCAACAAGCGAAGTAGCAGCATTCATTAAACATTTAAGTAAAAAGCATTCAATCCCTTATTCTCAAATTATTTGTGATGAAGATGGTGTTGGTGGTGGTGTGGTGGATTATGGCTTTAAAGGATTCGTTAACAATAGTAAAGCCTTAACAGGTAACTACATAAACTTAAAGTCCGAGTGCTATTACAAGTTAGCAGAACTAATCAATCAAGCAGGAGTGTGGGTAATGACCGAAGATGTAACTATAAAAAAAGAATTGACCGAAGAACTTGAGTGGGTACAAAGGCATAATGCTGATAAGGATGGGAAACTTGCGGTGCTACCTAAAGACAAAGTTAAAGAACATTTAGGTCGAAGTCCCGATATAAGTGATGCTCTTATGATGCGGATGTGGTTTGAACTAAAGAAGTTTGACTTTGTTGTAATGTAAAAGTTATCTAAATTTATCGTAAATTTGTAAAAATAATTGCTTATGAATCTCATACAACGAATTAAAGCTGCTATCTTACCTTCTCAAGGTTCAAACGCAGGTAACAAATACAATCAGTCTTTATTCTCTTATTTCAACGGAATATTCTTTAACATACCTAACAACCCAAGAGCGTATGTAAGAAATGGCTATCAAGGCAATCCTGATGTATTTGCTATTATTAATATGATTGCTAAAAAGGCTGCTTCAGTTCCTTTTTATGTTTATGTAGTAGACAACAAAAAAAGTTTTAATAGAATTAAGAATAACAAGTTTAACTTACTTAAAAAGGGATTAACCGAAGTAGAAGGAACTGACTTGAATAAGCTAATTGCAAGACCTAACGAGATGCAAAGCCAACAGGAGTATATTGAATCTTTAGTTTCATTCTTAGAGATTACTGGTAACGCTTATTCTTATAAGTTTATGCCTGAAGTATGTAGAAACAAAGGAGTACCTACTAAATTATATCCTTTACCTTCACAATTTACACAAATTATAGGAAGTGGTACTTTTGAGCCGATTAGTGCATATAAGCTACAAATAGGAAACCAAGAAATTGAATTTAAAGTAAACGAGGTAAACCATATTAAGTTCTTTAACCCTGACTACAATGTTAGTGGTAATCAACTTTACGGAATGAGTCCTTTGATGGCTGCTTGGGAAACTGTTTCAAGTTCTAACGAAGGAACAAGGGCAAAAGCTAAAGCATTTATTAACGGTGGTGCAGCAGGTCTTTTGTTTAGTGGCGATAAGGATGCAATGTTAGATGGCGAACAAATTAGTAAGATTAACCAACAGATTGATAGTAAACTTACAGGAGCAGACAACTATAAAAGAATTGTAGCTACAAACGGTATTGTAGATTATAAGCAAATCGGAATGAGTCCAGCAGACTTAGAGATTATTAAATCAATAGGAGCGGATAGAGATACCTTATGCAGAGTGTTTGGTGTAGACCCTATCTTAATGGCTACGGATTCGGCTTCTTACAATAACAAAGAAATGGCTTATAAAGGATTGGTAACTAATACGGTTATTCCTATCTTAAATATGATTAGAGGTATGTTTAACGAGGTTGCTTTATATTACTCTTTAAGAGATGGTGTAGAATACTATATTGACTATGATGCTCAAGCATTTCCTGAAATGCAAAAGGATATGGAGAAAATAGTTACTCAAATGAAAGAGTCTTGGTGGATTACTCCAAACGAAAAAAGAGATGCTATGAACTACGATAGAATAGACCAGGAAGATATGGATAGAATTTTAGTTCCTACTAACTTAACTTACCTGGATGAATTAGGAATGGCGGATAAAGCGTTATAATGACACAAGAAGAATTTGACACTAACCTACAAAAGTATTTAGAGACTTACGGCTATCGTTTGTTCTCTAAAGCCTTAAAACAATCTATACAACCAATTATAGATGCTTTAAACGAATCGGAATCGGTTGCATTTACTAACTCTATTGCAGGAATGTTATACACAGGTGTTCCTATTTCCAATGCTATGCAGACTTTTTACAATACTGCTTGGAATAAACAATCAAGAGGTTATGTTAAATGGCTTAAGGCTAACTTACCTCCCGAAGCTACTATTGGTGTAGGCTTTGAAAATCCAATAATGGATGCAGCTTTAAAAGAATACTTTACTACCATTGGCGGACAACACATCAAAGACATTAACGATACAAGTTTAAGAAGGGTGCAATCAGCATTTCAAACGGCTTTAGAGAATAACGAAGGCTTTAGAGGTGCAGAAAAAAGATTAATCAAAGAAGTAGGAATGACCAAAACAAGGGCAAGACTTATAGCAAGAACGGAATCAGTAATGGTTACAAATGCTGCTAAATTTACTCAAAGTGAATTGATGCCTATTGAAATGGAGAAGACCTGGTTACACGACCATCCAAAGATGCCAAGAGATTGGCACATAGCTTTAAGTGGTAAAACTATTGACTTAGATAAGAAGTTTAATGCTGATGGTAAGATGATGAAACATCCAGGCGACCCAGCAGGTGGAA